CAAAAAGCAATTAGTTTAGAGACTATGGTGATATTGGATATGATACTGGGTTATGTGAAAAAATTTGATAAGAAACTAACAGACCCAGTGTGGGAAACCGTCAGTTTAAGAATTCGAAAGTATCAACCATTCCTAAATATTGACGTAGCAAAGTATAAAGAAATTCTCAAGGAGATTGTTTTATGAGTGGATTTTTTGATTCAGAACAAGTCAGAGAATCTTTGTTTGAACTTGATGAACTACAACATAAACTTTTTACTGAATTATTAGAACTTCCTTTTTCAGATTCAGATAAAAAAAGGGAACATCTAGAAACGATGAAACAATTTTTGGAAAAACAAAAAGTTTTTATTTTTAGAATGTCTCTATCTGATGACCCAGACGCAGTAGAAATGAGAAATCGAATTCTTGATTCTGCTTTATTGTTTGGATTAGAACCAGGAGATGATATCAATACGTTTTTTGCGAAGATGGAAGAGTCAATTGAAAAACTTGAAAAGTCCCTTGACGACTGACCTTATACCTGTTATACTTAATACGTACAATACTCTCAATACTACTAATACGGAGAATACAAATGTCATTTGCTGATCTTAAAAAGCAATCCAAGATGGGTTCTTTGACTGAAAAACTCATCAAACAAGTTGAGAAACTCAACGACGGTGGTTCCAAAGATGATGATCGTTTTTGGAAACCTGTAATGGATAAAGGTGGAACTGGTTCTGCTGTAATTCGTTTTCTTCCTGCTCCCGAAGGTTGTGATCTTCCTTGGGCACAGGTTTGGTCTCACGCATTTCAAGGAACTGGTGGTTGGTTGATTGATAATTGCCTCACTACTTTGGGACAAAACTGTCCTGTATGTGAAGCAAACCGTGAACTTTGGAATACTGGTAGTAAGGACAATCAAAATATTGTTCGTGATCGTAAGCGTAAGCTTTCTTACTACTCCAACATTTATGTTGTAAAAGATCCTGCCAACCCTGAGAATGAAGGACGAGTATTCCTTTATAAGTTTGGTAAGAAAATCTTTGATAAGATTATGGCTTCTATGCAACCAGAGTTTGATGATGAAGAACCAATTAATCCTTTTGATTTCTGGAAGGGTGCTAACTTCAAACTGAAGTTGGTAAAGAAAGATGGTTATTGGAACTACGATAAGTCGGAGTTCGCACCGTCTTCTGTTCTTCTTGATGACGATGATGAACTGGAAACAATTTATAAATCACTCAATAACTTGAATGATTTTATTGCTCCAAGTGAGTTCAAGTCTTATGAAGATTTGAAGAAACGCCTTGATTATACACTTGGTATTAAAGGAACTCCTAAGTACCAAGACCCCGAGACGATTGGTGAAGAGGAAGAAGTTGAAGTCTCACGTCCTGTGAAGGAAACTGTCTCAGTTCGTCCTTCTGCTTCTAGTGATGACGAGGATGAGGATGATGCGATGTCTTACTTCCAGAAGTTGGCAGAGTCCTGATTTCAAAATCGACTTTTAAATCCATTTTACCCCCGAAAAAAATCGGGGGTATTTTTTTGTCTGTAGGGTTCACACACCCATTATTTTTGGATTATAACCACGTTTAGTGTTTTGATCTACATATTGTGAAGATTCCGCATATGTCATAATATTCTTCATATCACTTATAAAGACTGCTAAGTATTCTGGTTTTAGAATTAAGAGTTTTCTTTTCTTTTCATTCTCTAAAACTTCATATTCATAATTACTTATTTCTTTGATTGATGTGGTTGCAATTTTAGACGCATTTGTATCGGTGATGGAAATTGGTTGAACGTCTGTTGTTATTTTTATTTTTACACCACTTATAATAGTTGGAGTAGACATAAGAATTTTTATTTTATTTAGATTTGTGGTTTGAGTTTAAATACTGGAACAATTACACCGTTCACTTCTTCACCGACAATTTCATATAATAATGGACTAAGGACTACATCATTTTCAAATACAATATCAAGAACTTGAACTGTAGTATTTCCAGTTCTTCCTTTTACTATTGTATTTCCTCCCCAACTTTCTGGCCAATTAGTTAAAATATTTGTGATATTAATATCAATTTTATTTTCTCTTCCAGCAACTTTCAATGTAGAAAAGTCAGTAGTAATATCAGTTATAATTGCTTGTGTAGTTTCTGTTTCACCATTATAAACAGGAAGATATTGATTTAAATTAATTGTAATACTATAATTTGCATTTTCATTTGGAAACTCACTTAAAGTGTAATTATTTTGACCTTCAGAAGTGGTTACTGATAGTGCTTTTCCTGGATCAACTTGATAACCACCAGGAATTACAACACGTCCATATTCGTCTTTAAATTCAACAGTTTCCCAGTGATGTGTTTTTCCAAGTTCTTCGTCACTACCATACTTATCAAGTAGATACTTATAAAAACTATTATTATCTAATGGCCATTGTTGATTAATATTTGTGATATTATTGGTTGTTAAAATCACCCAATCAAGTTCTGCGTTATCATAAACTTTTGCAGCAACTTGGTCTGGTCTTTCATTATCAATAATTTGATAATAATTAAAGGCAGTTATAGCACTAGAAATATCACTACGTAATTTTGCTCTTTTGAATATATTTTTTGCTACGACATAATCAGTATTAAATGACTGATTAGGAAAATTCGCAATATATTGGAAATTTGGAAGTTCTCTAAAGTATCCCATTTTAGTATCCTACGTCGTCGTCTTTGACTATTGAATAATCGCCTGTGCCGTCTTTCTTAAAGTTATCAAAAATATCTGTTTGATAATCACTTTCATATACAGGTTCAATTTCTTGAAAGTTTAAAGACAGCTGTATGGACACTGGTTGTCCTTCAGCATAAGCAGACCATTGACCATCAGGAGCATAAACAACACTCATATTAACAAGAGCACATATCTTAAATTTATTTAACCCAGATATTTCTTTATTTCCTGTTTTGTATGAAAGTTTAAAAACATTTGGAGTTCCAAGAAAAACAGATGCTGCCCCAGCACCAGATTGTGAGTTTAATTTTCTTGGAGCACTACCCTGTTTAAACATACGAATAATCCTTTTTACATTTCTTGCTTCTAATTTACTTCTTGGACTCATACGCCAAGTGAAACCAAATGAACGAAGTGTTGGACCTTGGAATAATAATTCAAGGTTTGAGTTTGGAACAATTCCAAATCCTCTTGCTAAGATAGTTTCTGCTGGAATTTCAAATCCAGCACCTTTTGCTATCAATGAAGTTATTGCTGCTTTGGTTTGCGGATTAGCCAGTAAAGCAGGCAAATTAGTAATTCCTACACTGTCTGCTATTGTGTTTATCTGTTTTATTGTATCAGTATTTACATTAACTCCGAATGTGCTTGCTGCGGCAGACCCCAAGTCTAATGCAAGGTTCCCACCCAATGCTCTCCCTGGCTTGTCATAAATATTACCAGCAACTGCTGCCGTCAAATTATTCATACTATCATCACCCCAACTTATAGCATTATTATCTTGGATACCAGAAGGAATTGGTAAAATAGTAGTTGCTATAACTTTTTTTAAAGCACTATTTCTTTGTAATCCTTTAGTGGCAATTTCTCCACCCTTTGAACCAATACCAAGACTAGGAGCAAGGGGAATAACTATGTTGCCGATTGCATCAATAACTCCTCCAACTGATGGTGGAGAAGGCAGAAATAGGTTTCCAGTTGGTGGACGATAACGATACATTGTAATTTGTAATGTATCTTGTTGATTTTCTAAGATATCAATTGGGTATTTTAAAAGGCCACCATCTTTAAAAATTCTTTCTTCGGTTTTGCTATCAAAATTGAGATTCGCAGGATCAAAAATATTACCTTGTCCTGGTGGTGCTGCTAATCCAGCCGTTCCTGGTACTGCTGTTGCTATTCCTGCATTTGTTCCTGGAAAACTATTGTTTACTCCTCCTTGACTATTTTGATTTGCAGGTGTTGCGGAAGAATTAACTACATTTTTACCAGCAGCACCTCCTTTTGCTTGATATGCTGCATATACCTTCTTTCTTATATCCACTGAGAGTTGTTGCGCCAGTGCTGTTGGTTTGTTTGGATCACCATTTACAAACAATTTTGGATCTTTTATTGCATCACTATACCAACTTCCATTTTTATAAAATATTGCATTCCCCGATACTGCATCATAACCAAGTGCATTTTTTTCTTTTAATTCATAATCACCAGTTTTTGCATCATATCTAATACCAAGATCAAGGCCCAATGGTCCCACAGATGAATGATAGTAATTATCTTTTAATACTTCATAAGCCATTTATGGTGAGTCCCAAACTTTGGTTTTAAATACTGGTTGACCTCTTCTATCAACAAACTTCTCTGTTGGAAGCAACGATACTTCTCTCCATTCTTTTTCAGGCACTTTGAAGAATTCAGTCATCACTCCAGAGAAGAGGTATTTGTGTAAAGTTTTCTTGGGTGCGTTTACAATTCCTTCTTTATTTAGAAAGGATTCAGCAACACCTCCACGATATTGTGGATTGAGATAATGAAGATTTGCTCCAAGAAACGAACCTTCACTAAGA